AGATATTTTGCCAGAAAAACTTATGGAATTATTCCATATCACAAAGGGGTGAATTATATGCACGAATTCACTGATATTGTAAAAGGCTCTACGGGTGAAGATGTACTTATATTGCAGACAGTTCTATCTATGCTACATTATCTAGGCGTTGACGGTAAACCACTTGCCATAGACGGTGAAGCAGGTACTAACACAATCTTTGCAATTAACACATTTCAGAGTACAATGAGGGCATATGGTTATGAATGTGGTACAAACGGTCACAATGATAGTTGTTTCGGTCAATTATGTTGGAAATTGTTAGGAGTGGTAGAAAACAATGCCTAGTATCAACGGTGCTTATACGTGGGCGATTAATTGTTGCAATCTTCCTAAAGTAGGATATTCACAACCATACAGAAATCAGCAGACAGTTAACGGAATTACATACTACGATTGCAGTTCGTTTATTAATTACGCCTTATTAGCAGGTGGATGGAGTACACCTGGTTATGCACCAAACAGTAATGCGTTTACAACATACGACATGGAAGGTGTATTGCAACAGTTAGGCTTTACAAGAGTAACAGACAGCATCATAAAACCTGGTGATATAGGTGTCAGTGATACTCACACAGAAATGTGCTATAAAGGTGGAACAGGTAAAGCCGTATTTATGGGCGCGCACGGAAGAAATGGCATAGCACTTGTAAATCAAGTTTCTATCGGCTCATCAAGTGGTGACCCTAATTATGAAAGGACATTTCCTAGAATATGGCGTTATGGTAACGGTGCATCCGGTGAAGTAGGTTATACGTGGATTATAGGTGGAGAATCTGAATACTTTGAAGATTATGGTGATAAGCAGAAGAACAACGCCGCATGTATCTATAGTTTCTTTTATTTCAAGGGGTGGACACTCCAAGCTATCGCAGGATTGTGTGGGAATGTTATGCAGGAATCAAAATTCAACCCAGCACTTATTGAGATAGGTGGTACAGGGCATGGGCTCGTTCAGTGGACACCGCCGTCAAACCTGTATGATGTTCTCGACGTTTTATATGGTTCACACGATGATTGGCAAGACGGTGATAAACAGTGTAATGTTCTTTACGCTGAGTATGAGGAAAGTACAGGTCTAGCACATAGAGGAATCGAGCCGCAGTGGTATCCAAGTTCTTACTCTAGTATGGACTGGAAAACATGGGCTAGTTCAACGCAAGACCCAGGTGAACTTGCATTGATATTCCAAGCTAACTATGAAAGACCTGCAAGCTTACACCCAGAGCGTGCAGAATATGCACGAAAATGGTATGACATTCTGAAATTCATTGACCCGAAACAACCTGGTTATAATACCCGTGAACCAGAAAAGCACAACATGCCAATATGGATGATGATTAATTACAGACTATAAAAGGAGTGATAACATGGCAATCAGAACTAGAGAAGAAATTCTCGAAAGTATTCGTAATATCGTTGGTGACAGTACAGACGATAACACATTACAGGTTCTTGAAGATGTGACGGACACGTTCACAGATTTTGAGAATAAAACAGCCGACCAGACAGACTGGAAAGCTAAGTACGAAGAAAACGATGAGGGTTGGAGAAAAAAATATGCTGAGCGTTTTTACACTGGTGACCCAAGCGTTCCCCCCAAAAGCAATGAACCAGTTATTGACGAACCAGACGACAAACCCACACGTTTTGAAGAGTTATTTACAACAGAGTAAAGGAGAATAAGAAATGCCAAAAAGAATTGCAGTTTCAACACTAAATGCGTCAACAATGGATATTCTTAACGTAATTAGGCAGAATGCCAGTTATGAATATCAGCAGAATGTACCAGAAGTTACAAAAGCGTCGGACATTCCTAGAGTAGGAGAAGTGATTTACGGAACACCTGCATTTGCTAACCAGTTTATCAACGCACTTGTTAACAGGATTGCTATCGTTAGAATGCAGAGTGCAACTTTCAATAACCCGTACAGAGCACTGAAAAAAGGTTACATTGAATTCGGTGAGACAGTAGAAGATATCTTTGTGTCCATTGCAAAGGGTGTTGACTTTGACCCAGAAAAAGGAAAAAGCAGAGAATTTAAACGCACATTTCCAGATGTACGCTCAGCTTTCCACACTATGAACTGGAGAGTTATGTACCCTGTTACCATTCAAGACGAAGATTTAAAACAGGCTTTCCTTTCACTTGAAGGAGTCCAGAACCTTATTGCAAAAATCGTAGATGCTGTTTACACCGGTGCAGAGTATGACGAATTTTTACTGTTTAAATATCTTATGATTAAAGCTATTTCACACGGTAAAATGAAACCAGAATCAATCGGTGATGGGACAGACCTTAAAGAATCGGCTGTTGCATTCAGAGGTATATCTAATCTGTTACCGTTTATCAGCTCTGATTATTCAGAAGCAGGTGTAAAAACAAACACACCTAAAAACAGACAGATTATTTTTATGGATGCAAAATTCAACGCACAGTTTGATGTTAACGTTCTTGCAAGTGCGTTCAACATGGATAAAGCAGATTTCATGGGCAGACTGTTTCTCATTGACAACTGGACTTCCTTTGATAACGAACGCTTTGATGTTATTAGAGAAAATTCAGACGGTATCGAAGAAGTAACCGCAGGAGAACTTGCTTTACTTGCTAACGTAAAAGCTGTTATTGTTGACGAAAATTGGTTTCAGATTTATGACAACAATAACAAATTTACTGAGAAATATGTTGCTAGTGGTATGTACTGGAACTACTTCTACCACACATGGAAAACAGTATCTAGTTCACCATTTGCAAATGCAGTTGTATTTGTTACTGACGCGGCAAGCGTTGCTTTACCAAAAACACTCACTTGTGAGATTATTACAAAAGATGTGAGTGAAGAAGCTATTGTATTTGCTATCAGTGCTGATACAGACGGTGCAAGTCTTGCACCTAACAGTGTACACTTTATTCAGACAGAAGCACTTACAACAGCAGGTATTGCAGTGCAGAAATATGGCGCTATTATCATTCCTGCAAGTCAGAGTGCAACAGAGATTACGATTGAAGCCGAAGTAAACGGAACTGTTTATACAGGTACAACTACTATTACATCCACATCTGAGGTTGGCACAACCGTTACGATGAATACAAAGTGACTATAATTTAAAAGGTGAGAAGTTAACAGGTGATAGCGTTCTTCTCACCTAGTTAAAATAAGCAGGTGAAAATATGTATATACAACCACAAACAAACATAAAACTTTTAAGAAATGTCCCACTTGACCCTACGTTTGACCACACAATCTGGTTTGGTGATGCAACATCACAGTATAACTATTTTGCAGGAAAACAAGCATTTAATTTAACTGATTATACTTATCAGAGAGTTAATAAAGGCATAGCAAGGGTTGGAATTAAAGCTGATAGTTTATATAACTGTAATTACATGATGTTTCAGAACACAGCGTATGGTAACAAGTGGTTTTACGCATTTATTACAAGCGTAGAGTTTGTTAACAATGAATGTTCTGAGATTAGTTTTGAAATTGACGTTATGCAAACGTGGTTCTTTGATTATACCTTGGATATGTGCTTTGTGGAAAGAGAACATACGGAAACTGATAACTTAGGTGAGCACATTGAACCAGAAAATGTTAGTACAGGAGAATATGTTTTTAACGACTATGCACCCGTTTACAACATGGCAGATATTGCCATTGTAGTTGCTGTAGTAGAAGTTGACGGTGAGAATGCAAGCATTGATGGCAAAAAGTATGATGGTATTTATGGCGGGGCGACTCTATGGGTGTATGACGTTAACAAATTTGCACAGATTAATGATAAGCTTAAAAAGTATATACAAAAACCAGATACAGTTGTAAGTATATACACTATACCTAAAGTATTTTTACCAAAAGGCGAAATACCATCTACCAATAGAATACCAGAACTTGACAGTTCGTTGAAGATTACTTCTATCAGTACAGCGTTAACAGGTAATGAAAATATTGACGGGTATAAACCTAAAAATAAGAAACTGTATACATACCCTTATAATTTTTATCACGTTGATAACGCAGGTGCTAACAGTTTAGCCCTAAGATACGAATTTTTTGACA